CCATCGGGGAATACGAAATCATCTGTAGCCCAATCGGGGTTGTCTGCTGGGAATGCCATTATTATTCCTTTTGATTAAATGTTGTTAAAACCCATTATCCAAGTCATTAACTGCAATAAGAGTAACTTCTTTTTGTTCACTAATAAGTGATGTTTTATTTCTCACAGTAAATATGAAGGAACCACTACTATTGATACGTCCAAATGATGAGTTATATATATTAATAGAAAACTCTCTGTTGGATGTAAGTGCTTGCCATATATCAATCTGTGGTGGAGATGATAAGTTGTTACCACTAGTTTTGGTTACATATACTTCATAGTCAGCCGCTGCACTAGCTCCAGTAGTATCTAAGTATGCAATTGGTGTTCTATCCCCATCTTGGTCATATGGAGTTACAAACCCATCAGTGTCAAAACGTAACCCAATTATAGTAGTCCTCTTAGCCTCAGGGACTGTTGCACCAACATATAATACTGTCTCTGAGTATGAAGAAGCTAAACCTAATCCTAATCCACTCACGATACCACCTGTAGGTTCCACTGTGTAAGATACTGAATTACTATTAGCAATATATGTTCCATCGCTATTCTCTGCTATCACTCTACAATAAACTGACTTATCTATATCTCCAGCTAGTAATGTGTATGTGAGTGTTGTTTCCCCGTCTACTGCAAGTCCATCAACAAACCACTGATATAGATAAGTGATAGGTTCTATTCCTGTCCACTCACCTTTATTAATAGTAAGGGCACTTCCTTCAGCTAGAGATGTATATTCTAGGAATGGTGATATGGTTGGAACTGGTGGGTTGTTTGCTGGAGGAATATAAGTTTCAACTCTTTGGAATCTAGGGTCATCATAAATACCAAACTCAGTACGAATAAGGCTAGACATCTGGCCTTGTGGTGTATCAAACAATATACTGCTCAATGGGAATGCATTTGGATTACCAGCAAACCCGAAAGGGAGTTTTGGTTTATCAATTAACCTTACACCAGTGTTCACAGGGAATAAAGATAACACCTCATCAATACCAGCACTAGTTTGGGATATACAAGAAAGAACAGCAGTAAGCTCTACTACATATGGATGACTGTGGTTAATGATTGGGTTATCATCTCTAGTGAGTAATCTAAAGACATTAGCAATATCACCATAAGTCCCTTTGTTAGACTTACGTAATATCCTCACTTTAATAGCAGTCTTAAAATCATTATCATCTAAGTTGTTACGATTAACTTTGAGCTTGTTACCAATGTTATCCAGCAGAGTCCCTGTAGCGTTCTCTAAGGTGCGTAAGTCTTGCATATCAATAATGACATTCTCAACCTCCTGTATCTCCTCTACAAGAGCCTCAACTATCTTATTGATGACTTCTTTATCTTGGAATTGATACAGGAGATATGACTTGGCTAGCTCAACCCTATTATCAACAAGCTTAATTTTATTGGCTGTGTCTGCCATATCATATCTTCCTTATGCTTTGTTGAATGTTAAGTTCACATATAACAACTGTGGCTTCTGGCTAAACTTAGGGGTTAAATCAGAGCTAATGAATTGACCTCCAGCGTTAGTAATGTCTTTCAGTTGGACAGATGCAGTCTTTAGACGTTTGAATGATATAGCACGATACACAGACGCTTGTATTTGTTCTAATGGGACAGTCCCACCAATATCAAGCTCATCTGTTAGTTCAATCATCAACTCACCAACTTCTGCTTTCTCCACATCAGTTAGGTATGTCCCATCTTTAGTTTGATATGTAATATCTACAGCATAATTAAAGTATGTAGCTTTAGTAAATTCAACATCAATAACGTTCTCTTGATCGTCTGTGTAGCTAATCTGAGTTGTACCGTATTGCTTAACATTCACTGGTGCATTATCACCGATAGCTTGAGCAACATCTTCTTCATCACCACCAAGAACAACCACGTTGTATGTATAAGGTTCACACACTACATTATTACTGAGGTCGTATAGATAATCTTTAGTTGGGTTCTGAAATATCTCAGCATCTATAACACCATCTACAGCTAACACCTCAGCTTTAATCTTAGCAGGAGTTCCACTTAAACTAACCCCATCAATATTCTCGTATGAAGCTCTATATTGAGAGTCTGTCTGAACATCACTACCGCTTGAGAAGGTTAACCAGTTGGTTGCTTCTACAAACCCAGTGAATGATGGAGATAACCCAGAGGCTTCACTAATGTTTAGTGGGTAGAATCCAGCAGTGTTTGCTGTACAAGCAATACGATAACCAGCTTCACCAATAATAGGACTTACTGTTACTGATAAGTTTGCTTTAGATAATGGTAATGGGTTATTGTTAACATCCTTATTAAAACCAATATATAACGTCCTGTCCGTGAAGTTATAATATGCAGCTTGGTCTAACTTAGTTATATTAACATTAGCAAACTGTGATAGTGCAACCAGCATTTCATCAATGTCATCTGAGTCACCAGCAGTCCATGTAAATGTATTAGCTGAAACACTCTCCACATTATACATGGTGAATGTATATGTAACACCTTGTGTAATTGTAGAGGCTTTAAGTCTATAACAAGACATTAGACTATTAACTGCCTTCTCTGTAGAGGTCGCATACGTGATACCATTACTACCACTAACACTACGTCCTGACGTAATTAAATAATTAGTTGTTGTAGTTGGAAGATTGGCAAATACAACAACCTCACCACTCCCTTTTGATTTTCCTTTACGGAAAACACCTTGTTGAGATATAATATCATCTAAGTAAACACCTTCACTTCCACTATAGGTCTGTGAGCTGTAAACACCCTCCATACCTTGCCAAGTTTGGTCGAGTTCTTCTGCAAACACAGAAACAAACTGAGCCTCCACTGAATTAGAAGACTGGTTCCACTGGCCTAGCTTAGAAGTGAATCGGGAATTTAATGATGTTATTAATTGTTGGAGGGTTTTTCTTTCAAACCCATTTTCTGTTATACCTGACATTAAATTACCTTATGAATAATATCACCATCACCACCAGACATGAAACCTTCTGTGCGACAGCTAGGACTAATAACAAAGTCATTAGCATGGGAGTATTCAACTTCATCATTAGGAGTGATACTTGGGAGGTTTACGCGAAGTAAACCGTCTGTGGTCAACACCTCAAAGTTTAAGTCATACCCTCTATTACTAGAAGTATATGTAGATGAGAATGAAGTTACTTTAATAACATCACTATCTTCTAATATCTTAGCAAGGAATATAGCATCTGTCTCTTTTGGGGTAATACCTTTATTAAATATTTGTTGTCTATATGGTATACCTTGACTAATATCTAAGAAGTATTCACCTAAGAATGTTCTTAATGTTATTGTGAGCCTTTGCTTAACTGCTTCTTGTATTGTATTTAGTAATTCAAACTTACCGTCTATTACTAGGATATCACCATCATCCCCTAATTTAAAATCCATCATACTTCTGGTACTCCTGTGAGTCCATCTAATGTTCCTCCAGAATGAATGTGGGTATTTCCTATGTCAACACCATTATGTGTGAGGGTTGAAGATACTAATTCTATACTGTCACTCTCTATCTTAACTGTGGGTGCTTTAATAGTTACTGTACCACTATCTGATGTAATGTTAATAGGGGAAGATTTAGAATACACATCAACCACATTATTACCAATAGATATCTTATTATCTTCATTGTGAATCTCAATCTTATCTAGAGCTATTGGTAGTGCAGTTAATGATGTATTAAATATAGGGGTGACAATGCAATCCACAATATCAAATCTATCTACAATATTATTATCACTAGTGGCAGAAGATCCTTTAGACACAACACCACTAATATCTCTCTCACTTACTTCAGCCCATACTTCATCACCAACATAAATAGGTATTCTAATTGATATCTTCCCACCGTTAGAAGATAGTGTACCAACTCTAGCAGAGGGGATGATATCATATGTTTTCACAATACCATCACTCAACACTGTATTTATTAATGGCTGTATGTTAACAGTTCCATCACTATTAACAGCAACTACTTTAGCTGGGAAGTTTGTGTGTATACCAAGCATTGCACTTTTGAAATGTAAATCTAATACTGCTTTCCAGCTTAGGTTGGAACCTGCAACATTCATATTATCTCCTATAATCTGTAAGGGATAATAGCGGATTTCTCCCAACCATCCACGGGTTTAAGTTCTAATTCTATGTACCAATCACTGCCTTCAAAATCACCATTGTATTCAAGAGATTCAACTTCATATAATCCATTATGGTACTTAGAGAGCAGGGAGAGTTTATCACTCAGTTTAATACTACCTATCAATGGGGTCTTAACCATGATGCTCTGACGAACTCCTGATGTATTAGCCTTTAGCTCCACATTGTTATCTTTCAATGTAGGGCTTCCTAGGAGCGTTCCTGTGGCACTACTAATTTCTATAACACTAGCTGATTGTCTTTGGTCTGGTTTGTTTGACCTTATATACAATATATTGTCTTGCACATAGAATTTATATTTGTAATCATTAGCAAACCCATCTAATACTTTTTTAGTATATGAGTTAACAACCTTCGGTTTAGTTAAATATACATTCTGTAATTCAGGGAGGTATATGGCAGAGGAAGCTACTTTTAAATCCTTAGCTACATCCTCTATCACATCAATCAGAGCCATACCTTTTGGATAAGTCTTAGTTGTATAGGCTTCTCGCATATTAACATAACCATCTTTAGCTCTAATAGATGTAGAGTTATCAACACCTAAGTCTTTTGTTACAAGGGTTACAATACTACCTGTAAATACAGTGTAATATCCTTCTTCACTCTCATAACCAACTTCAAGTTGTATAGCTAAATCTTTCCCTTGATTATTATTTAAGTAAGCAAGGGTTGAAGCCCCAAGGTTAAAGACCTCTATATCTAAATCTCCAATAGAAGACTTAGACCTCATTATCTTAAACTTAACTTGGTGCTGTTCAAATACTAATGCTTCTATACTAGAAAGACTATTGTTTGGACTTATTACACCAGCCTTTGGGATAGCTAGAGGTACGGCAACATCTACAGCACCTCCAACATAAAAGTTAATTGGGGTGCCTATCGTTAGTCTATATTTATGATTAAGCAACTCCATTAACTACTCCAATAGTGCTGGGTTATTCCGTAGGAACTCAAGTAATTCACTCTCTAGGTAATGTAATTTAAATCTAGTGGAAGAGAAGCTATCACGTTGGACTCTTCCTTCCTTCTTGATACTATCATATACATAAAGATTACCTTTAGGGCAGGCGGGGGAATATTTAAATCTATCGAATAAGATAGTGCCATTCACCACTTTATCTTTAAAACTTAATGGTTGTCCAGATAATCCAATGTAAATATACCAAGCTTCATCTCTACCATTCCATTGCATCCTAAGTTCATATGCTGTATCTTCTAAGACAACTGTCTGAGTGGAGTCAGCTTTATCTGGCACTGTTATTTCAATGAATGACATTATTGACCACCTATCCCTTTCTTCATAGCTTCTTTAACACTGGCGTCAAGCTTGTCAACGTCCTTAGACGCTGCTTCCTCTTCTGAGAATAGGCTACCTGCCCCTTCAAAAGTCTGGTATAATGCTGTACTATAAACATCATTAGTCTTCTTTGTACCACTTCCTTCATTGGAAGCTGCGTCATCTTTCTTATCATCACGTACTAAAGGCTTCTGAATGAATAATACACTCTCAGTCTTAATCTTACGTAGCTGTACAAGCTTCATAGTGAAGAATAAAGAATTAGCTGTTTCTGGGGTAATAGGTAGTTGAAGAGCTTCTATGGTGCAATCAGGGAAAACATCCAAGTTGGTTATGAAAGTGAATACAGATTTATTATCACGCAGGTTACGCAAGAACCTATAAGCAGCTATAACTCTATCTGTTGTTGAAATAGAGTCTCCAGCATAAGAATTAAATGTTGCAGATGAGAATACCCCAGTAACTTCAAATTCATTAGAAGTCTTCTGTATATGGTCATTAAAATCTGCATCTTCTTCTGTAGCTAGGCGAGTGACATTGTTATTAAAGTTATGATTTATATTAACTGTGCAATCTGTATAAGCCTTAACGTCAGCAACATACCCCTGACGTTTAGCTTTGTTTGCTACGATGAAAGCAATATCCATAATTAGTTACCACTCTCCCCTGCAATATCAGTAATTGCATTACCCATTTGTTGGTTAACACGGTAGTCAATCTGTTTGTCATTCAACCCAGTAGCATCAATCTTAACTTCTACTTTGTTACCACCACTACCAATACTTCTTATATAACCTCCAGCACTCTCCCCTATAAGTTTGGAACTATATGCCGCTGTTGCAAACATACTACCAGACCTCATATTAGCTAATGCCGCAGATGCTGTTGTCTTATTACCTTCACCAAATTGGTATTCCAATAAAGATTTGGTCATAGTGTTGGCTTTACCATCCGTAGCTACTGTTGCTATTACATCTTCTGCCACTAATGCTGCCGCAATCCAAGGAATAGACGCTAATAACCTGCTAGATTTAATTAAACCAAGCTGTGCAATTGTAACACCACGTATGGCTTTAGATAAATATATCCAAGCACCAGCAGCAGCCAGTATAGACCCCCCCGCTACAAATTCCTTAGCGTTCTCATCTAATAGTGAAAATAGATTACTTGCTAGTCTTAGGGGTGCTGCTACAATATTCAATGCTTGTGCAAATCCAAGGAATGCCCACTTGAGGACTTTACCTATATATGTAGCTAATGGTTTAAGGTCTTTGAGTAATGCGGATGTTATTTTAAAGAAGCCAGCTAAACCTTCTCCAAAACCACCAGTGAACACAGCATTCTGGACTTCAATTAGTGCATTCTTAAATCTATTTAATTCAGCTCTTGTCTTCTTAGTTGCAGCTTCTAGTGCCCCACCTTCTCTGGCACTTCTAGCAAATTCCTTAGCAACTGCTGGCATGATATCTGCCGATAATATCTTACCCATCTCCATTTGTTTGAACATTTCCGCTTCAGACATATTTAAAGCTTTAGCAAATATTTGTACAGATCCCGGGATATTTTCTGCAAGTTGTAAACGAAGCTCTTCGCTGGATAACTTACCTTTACTCATCATCTGTTGTAAAGCCATCATACCGCGTTGGTAACGTTCTGGTGTTGTTTGTAATACTGTTGCGTACTCAGAGAACCCTTCAAACAGATCTTTTCGTTGTGAGCTTGTTAACTTATCTTTAGATACAATGCTAAATTTATTGTACTGTTCTGCTGCATCCATTAAAGATAAACCTAATCTTTCAGATACACCAACAATATAATTCATCTCACCAGCTACGGCACTATCACTACCAGCAAATATCTTCATACCAGCTTGCATTGATTCTAGGTTCATACCTACCATTGCGGTATTTTGCAGTGCTGAAAACGCTGTATAAGCTGCTGTAGCCGCAACTATTGTGCTCCGCATATCATGTAGGCTACGCCCCATTGTCTTCGCGGATTTAGCTGAGTCAATCATCTTACGAGAAGCTAAACTAACTTGTTGTGAGAATGCAGATATATCACCTGTCTTCCTAAATCCTTCAGCAGCCTTAGCAAACCCACCATTCATAAAGGCAGTAGATGATTGTATACCAACTCCACCTTTCTTCATTTGGTAGTCTAAACGATTACGTAGGTTTGTAATACGTTGTTCACGTTTAGCCATATCCGCTCCAGAGGAGCTTGATTTACCCTTAGCCTTCAACGCATCTTCCCACCAAGCACTATATGTCTTATCAGCACCCCTCGCTTTACCAAACTCTAAACCAATACCACCTTTGTTTTTATACATAGATTGTGCTTGGTAGTTAGCTTGTGCTTGTATCTTAGCTACCTTGTTTGCTTGTTGTCTGAAACCAGAAGCGTTAACTTTGAAATCAACTGCTCCATTCAAACCTTTCATTTGTGCCTTCAACATTGATATTCGTTTCTGGAATTTATTTAAATTTGTCCATGACTTAGTATCAATGTCAAAACCAATCTTATGGACTAATTTTCCTGATTCTAACATTAGTGCCTCTTACTTAGTTGTTCGACTTGCCTATTAATATCCTCTTCTAAGAAATCTTGAATATCTAAAAACTCAGTGAGTTGTAATAGGTAAGACAAAGGGGCTTGAGATAGAGACATAGAATTTTCATGTGTCTCTTTGACAACTCTGGCTAACATTAGGTCTAGGAATGACAATGACATTGTATCATTGACAAGCTTTAATGCCTTCTGAGATATTCTTACACCTGAGCTGTCATTTGATGCATCGGAACCATTACTCCCAGAAGGTTTTTGAAACCCTTTCCACTCATTAAGCAACCATAGTTCAACTCTAATGATTTAGCGGCTAACTGGAATAGCTCATCAATGTTTCCTAGATGTTTATCTATATCAACTTGTTGACCTTCAAATGTAACACCTGAAAGGATTAAGCTAAATAACTCCATTACATCTTGTGCTTCTAATTGTTCAAATAACATATAGAATGCTTGAGGGACTGCCTCACGTAATGCTTCTTCATCTCCCATTGAACTATATAAGAAGCTCAATGGAACTGCGAATGCTTTACCAATTGTTGGGAAATGTTTAATTGCTTTAATAACACCCCAACTCTGTAGAAGATAGCTCTTATCACCTACTGTGAATTTCTCTTGTTTAATATTTCCTGCAAAGCTTGTCATGTCTCTATTCTCCAATTGTTATCATGTCATTTTATATTAATCTAGCTAATCTAAGCTTAAAGAAATAGGGCATCCCTTCCCTTGACATGACTCTTTAAATTAGTGTATTGATACCAGTGAAGGCTTCAATTGCACCTAGTACACCACCAGTTTCAATAGGACGTAGTGTTGCGTCTTTCAAACCAATAGTCCACTCTAATGTAGAAGTTTCTTGTGCTGTAGTGTAGTCACCTTGGGTCTCAAACCAACCTACTGTATCAACCATCTGACCACTTGGGTCTTCAAAGTAAACAGGGAAGAATGGAATACCACTTGTTTCTACATACTTCAACCATGTGTAGATAACATCGTTGTAAGATGAGTTGTGCATCAAGCTCATAACTAATGAACCAGACTTACGTGGGTCAATGTTAATGCTTAAATCACCATCGACACCTTCTGTACGTGTACTCACACCATTAGCACGAGAGATTACAATCTTTGTATCTGGGGCATAACCTGTAGGAGCTAGACCACCTAGGGTAAGTGTTACCTTACTTGGGTCAAAAGCTTTTAATTCTTTACCAGCCATTATCTATTTCCTCTATTAAATGCTAACGTATGCACGTACTTGAACTGTTTCAATAGCATTGGTGTATTGAAGTTCAACTACCACGTTTGGTAATGTACGACTAGCACGTTGTGAATCACTAACTTCATCGCGAGTTGGTACACGACATACTGGGTCAAAGTCTAAACTTACTGAACCAACTGACTGACCGTACTTAGCAGGTTGTAATGCGTACTGTTTGATGATTGCTTTACCAGCAGCATCAAAACTAACTTTTAAACCTTGTAATGATTTACGTTTGATAATACCGTAGATAGACTCACCAATACGGGCACGTAACCAATCAGCAAATTCAATAGTATCGAAGTATTGACCAGAAGCTGTCTTAGAGTTGAACACACTACCACTACCAACAAAGTCAGCGTAGTAAGCAATGTTCTTAGCTTCTAACACAGTGATTTGAGTGGTATTGAAATTGGTAGTTGATACACCTTCTAATGTCTTATCAGTAAGTGTAGAAGTACCTTTCTCAAGTTGTGCCATAGCGCCAATCACTGCACCTTCAGGGAACTCACTATCTGCATCTGGATGGTATAATGTAATT